GGTGAGATTGGAGAAGCTGCCTGCCGTCTGCCGATAGCCCGCGTTGAGCAGGTTTTGGAGCGGTGTCGATTCTTCGAAGGGCGTTGGCTCTTTTCCGTAATGGTAATAGATCTCGTCCTCGGCTTCCAGTGCGGCGGTCGCGGCCTCCTTCATCAGGCGGCGGATCTCGGCCTCGCTCTTGCCGGTATACCGGGCCAGCAGCTTCACCACATCCTTGCGGACGGCCTCGGTCTGCTGGTAGCGCCAGAGCTGCCAGTTCGCCGTCGGTGTCAGGGCGTCCATCTTGCCGATGTGCCTGGCCACGTCCCGGAGAATCGTATCCTCCACCTCCTGCCAGAGGGCCACGAGGGCGTCCGGGGCGTGGTCGAGGTAGTCCGGGGCCAGCATCAGGCACCCCCGCCGAAGGTCAGCTCAGGCTGGCGGTTTTCGTCTTTGGCTTCCTGCGCCAGCCTGCGGGCATCCTCTTCGGAGATGCCGTACCGGGCCGAAAGATACTTGTAGCGGGGGAGCAAGCCGCTGATGGCATCATCTCTCATCTGGGTCATGCGGGTCTCGGCGTCGGTGATATAGCTGTCGTCCCAGTTCACCGAGATGGGAGTGTCGGGGACGACTGCGGCCTTCTGCAGGTCCTTCGCGGCCCAGAGGATGGCCCGGATGATGGAGATCAGCGCACCTTCAATGGGTATCTGGTTTTTGTTGGCGCTGGCTACGAGATCCTGACGGCTGCCGTTGTACTCGGTGGCTGTGGTAACTTTGCCATTCTCGAAATCGTACCGGTGACAGCCCAGCCCGCACTTGAAGGAAAACAGGTTGAGCATATCCTGCACCGCCCGGTGGTTTTGCTCCACGCGGAGGTCGGGGTTGTACTCGTGGTACTCGTTGGACTGGTCGAGACTGCTTTCCTTGCCGGGCAGATGCACAAACTGGCTCACGACATCGTCGTCCGGCGGAATGGAGTGCTCCACGCCCTTATCGTCCACCACCTTGCGGCAGATGTCGGCACTGTAGAATATTTTCTTGTGGCCGAGGCGGATGTCCTCGCGGTAGTTGTCAAAGGCAAGGTCCACGCCCTGCGCCTCTTCCAGCGCCTCGGCAAAGACGCTCATGCCCAGCCCACTGCCGCCATCGATGTTCTTGACAGCTCCCGGGCTGAACAGTGCAAACCAGGGCGGGGAGTCCTCTACCGTGACGCTTTCTACCGTGCCTTCCGGAGGCTTCTCGACCGGAGAAAACACCGGTGAGCCGGACATGGAGTCAGTGACGCGGAACCATTCGTTTCGGATGGTGCGCTTCTTTTCGTTGCCGGTGTGAGTCTGTAAGTAAATGGCAGGCTTGCCGTCCATCAGACACTCGGAGACAAAGGCCGCTTCGGTCACGACGCCCCGCTCCACCCGCAGGGGGAGAATGCAGGGGGCCGGGTCGTAGTCCAGCCTGAGCCGGACGTCCGGGCTGGGGACTGCCTTGCCGTTCACGACGGTCATATTTTCGACGCTCAAAACAAAAGCGCCTGTGCCGGACCAGAACGCTTTCTCGACCAGCGCGTTGGCGTTCGTCCAGAAATGCAGGTCGCGGAGCAGACCGCCCACCTGCTGCTCATCGTCGCCCAGAAGATACCGGGCGGTGGCTGCGTCCGTGATTTGAAACGTGGTGCGGTCGTTCAGCAGCAGATTCGCCCAGTCCTCGCAGACCCGCTTGGGCATCCGCAGGGAGGCAATGGTGCGCTTTTTAGTGCCGTCGGCATACTCGGCGGCGCGGGTATGAACGCCGGGTACGTTGCCTTTCCACCATTGCCGCCATGTCTCGATCTGGCTGTAGTAATCGGCATCCAGCTGCCACCCGCGCGTCTTATGCAGATAGTCCAGAAAATCGGTGATGTTCATGTGTTCGTCAACCTCTTGAAATCGCGCTCGATGGTGTACTCATAGGCGTCCAGTGTGTCGATGTCGGTGCTGCCGTCGTCGAGGCGCTCATCTACGCCGGGATGCTTGCCGCTGTAAAGGGCCGTAGCGAGGGCCTCCCGCAGGGTGGCAGCTTCCGGCATGAGCCAGAACCGCCCGCCGCCCATCAGGATGCAGGTGAGCCGGATGCGGTCGGTGATCTTTATCTTAGCGCTGTTCTCCACCCGGTCGGCAAGCCAGCTCAGCTTGCAGCGGCGCAGGCGGGCGCGGATATGGTTTATCAGGGTCTGCTCAGCGCTGTCGCAGAAGATGTACTGGATCTCACCCCAGCGGGCAAAGACCGCGATGCAGAACTCGATGAGCTTGTCGGCCAGAAAGTCGGCATCCTGCGCCACCGGGTCGATGCGCTGGGACGCCAGCCCCACAACGCCGGACCAGCCCGGCAGAATGGCGGTCGCCACGAAGGCGTGTTTTGAGCCATTGCCGCCAAAGTCCACGCCAATGCGGATTCGCCACGGGTGCAGCTGCTTCTCGGCGGGCCAGAAAAAACGCCCATCCCCGGCGGCGAGGCTGTCGGCCAACAGGCGGTAGATAACGCCGTTCGCGGCCATCCACTGCCCGAGGATGAAGCGGTTATAGTAGACGGTGCCGGTATACTCTTTTTTCAGGTCGGCCACGAACTGGGCCGGAAGCGTCGGGTTGTCGTCGATGGTGTAGGCCTGACAGTAGATGTCGGCATCGCTGTCGAGGAATTTCTTGAACCAGTGGGAAGGGCTTTCCGGGTTGCAGGTGCCGTCGAAATGACTGTGCGGACAGGACAGGCGGCTCTTGAGCATCTGGAACACGCCCTCGTCCCAGGTGGTGATCTCGTCGCCGTAGGCGTACTCGAAAGCCGCGCCCTGAATCCGGGCAATGTGCTTTTTGTTGTCGGCACCGAGGACATAGACCTTGTGGCCGAAGAGCTGCACGATGTTGCCGGAGGCCGAGGTGCGGACGACGCCCACCAGCTCCGGCCCCCAGAGACCGCGCATAGGCTCCAGCACGTTGCGTTCCAGTGTGCCGAGGGTATTGCCCAGCATGACCAGCAGGCCCTCGCCCCGGGCCGCACAGATGCGCTTCGGGATGGTGACGGCGCAGTCAAGATAGGTCTTTCCGGAGCGGGTGGCTCCGGTCTTGACGTTCCAGCGGTGGGAACAGTTGCGCAGGTACTCCTGCTGAAACTCAGTCAATGGCACTGTCTACACCTCCCAGCAGCTCCTTCGCCTTTGCCAGAGCATCTGCGGCGGGGTCGTCCTGCACGGCATCCTCTCCCAGCATCTTGAGCAGGACGTTCGCGGCCCGGGCGTCACCCCGCTTGGCCTGCTCGGCGATGCCCATGACCACGGCCATCTGGTTATCGATGTCCTCCGGGTCGATGGCGTCCCGCAGCATGGCGTTCACCCGGCGGCGGTCAGTTTCGGGCAGACTCAGGTAGTAGTCGGCTGCCTCCCGCATGGAGCGCTTACGGCGGCGTGCCGCGCCCGAGGCGATGCCGCCTTGCTGTCCCAACGACCTGGCTTCGTCCTTGCTTCGCTGGTCCATCGGCACCAGATTTTTGTATCCATCTTCACGCGACACGTCACCACCTCTCCGGTGCAAAAGTAAAACCGCCCGGGGTTTCCGAACGGCAGAAGCTGCATAAAAAATCCCCGCACATTTCTGTGCAGGGTGATTGACGCACATCCGGTGGGGTATCCTTGAACCCACTGCGGATTCCGGGGCCTCCGGTGGTGTGCCGGACTCTCACGGGGAGAAGGAGGGACTCCCATCCGGCACGCCAGCCCCAAGCGGTTTCGCAGGCCATGCGTCAGGCTGTTGCTGCGGCGGGGCGCAGCGTCATGGTGCCGCCCTTGGAATCGAACCGGCCGTGTCTGGTCACACGCGCCGCGCACCAAATTGCGCTCAGGCGGCATAATAGAAGCAGCCCGCACACCATGCGGTCAAACAGGGAGGACACGGCGGGGAGGCTGCGTGTATCGGTGGGCCTTTCCGGCTCTGCCGATGGTACTATTTTAGCATAACGTGGAGTGACATAAAATGACTTCTAGGTGACATTGACTGACATTATAGATTCAGCGCATCAATGGCGCGATGATGGCGGCGGTAGATTTGACGGAGGCAGAGCTTTATTTCAGCTGCAATGCTTTCCCATGTCTTGAAGTGAAGATACCTCAGCTTCAAAATCTCGTAATCGTCGGGGTCTTCCAAGCTGAGAAGCACTGCCGTGATTTCGGCATGGAGATCGTCGCAAAACAAGATTTGTGCGTCCAAAGCCTGCTTTGCTTTTTCTACTCGTTCCACAGCACGAGGAAGCGCCTGTCCATCGCCGCTACCTCCCGGCACCGAGGAAAGCGCCTGTGTCATATGGCCATAGTCACACTCTGCTTCCTGAAGCTCATGCGTCAGGTGCAGCTCTTTCTTTTTGGCGCGTTCGTACTGACGGAGCCAATCTTTCTTTTCCTCGTAGGTCAAACGGCTTCACCCCCTTCCAACCGCTTCAGCAGCCCTTCCACATCATACCGCCAATGGACACGAAGCAGACGCTGCTCCACCTCGATGCCGTTCAGGGCGGCCCACTGCCATGGGATGCTTTTGCGGGTCTGGGTGTTCATGTACTCCAGCACAGCACTGGCCGAGATGGCGAAGGTGCGGTTGACCTTGCCCCGGTAATTGATGACCACATGAGCGGTCTGGCCGTGAAACTCAGCTGCATGGGCCATGTCGGTGATATGCTTGAGCTTGTGATACTTCTGCTTCTCCCGGTCGAATCGACCAAGGATCTTTTCTAGCGGGATGCTGGGGGTGTCGATGGTCTTGAGTTCGAAGTAGTGGTGCATGGGGTAGCGGTAGACGTCAAAGTCACAGATGTTATCGATGGAAAAGCTCAGGCTCTCATTTCCGCCGTAATAGGCGGCTGCACTGTCCTTGAGCCGGTAGCACCATGCATCCTTCGGCATGGAACTTTTCCAGTCGGCTTCAAATTGCTTTCCAGTGTTCAATCGAGTCTCCTTTCTGCGGAGGTCCTCCAGTGCCCGGCCGACTGTCGGGTCGGGGTAGTATTCAGGATTCCGATACATCGAGTCCCTCCTTTTTTGTCAATCGTCTGCGCCGGGCGGCAGCCTTCAGGAAATCATGCCCGCTCGGCTCGGTACGGTCAACCCGGAGATTCCGTCCGCTACCGATGGGGTGAAGCCTGCGGTACTCCTCCACAGACTTGCATCCCTGAGCCTCAGCCTCTGCCAGCGCTTTGCGGACATACGGCCAACTGTAAGCCCCAAGGTCGGCGCACCTGCTGACGATCTCCGACACCAGTTCCTCTCCCAGTCGGTCGGCGTATCCAGCCAGCTGGGCTTTTCCTTGGATGCTCAGCTTGCAGATACGCTGCTCAAAATCCTCCGCGATGGGGGAGGTCGTCCTCGTCGGAGTCGGCTCGGGCGTCGCGCACGCAGACGACGACTTATTTATGTTTTTTATGTTATTTATGGTTAAGTTGTTGTTATCTGCCTGTTGCTTGCCTGTTATCTGCCTGTTACCGGCCTCAATCAAATCGTAATTATTCAACGTGATAAGGCTGTATTTCGACCCGGTTTTGACTGTTATGTATCCTGTTGATTCGAGGTGTTTCAGGGCTGTTCGCACCTGCATAATGCTCAAATTGAGCTTTTTTGCCAGCTGAGATTGGCTCGTGACCAGCTCACCGGGATGGATCGTGATCCCCTGCCACTGCTTTTGGCTCCAGTTGGCCGTGAGCAGCAGATGGATGAACAGCCGGGCGGTGTTTGGCTCTGAGTACCACTCCCAGTCGGTCAGGCCGCGCGGGATGGCAACAAAGCCGCGAGAAGAGTCAATGCCCACGGCCTGACCTCCTTTCGAATGAAATGCCCGTATCGCCAGATAGCACAGCGTTCAGGCTCAGAAGGGCAGGTCATTGGCACTGTCGTCGATGAGGGCGTCAGCCTCCGGGGTGCCGACGGCGGGACCTGTGGGAGCTGCCGCCTGCGGGGTTCGGGGCGCGTAGTCGGTCAGTTTCTCGCCGGGGTATATCTGCCCGCCGGAAAGGCTGGTCTGTTCGGGCGATGCAGGAGGTTCGGTACAGAGGTCAATGAGATTCTGCATCCACCGGAAGAGCACCAGTCCGCCGGGCTGAATGTCGTCGGCATCCACACTGTAATAGGTCTTGCCGTTGTATTCCCGGGTCTTGAGTTCCCGGGCAAAAACCGTGACGGCATCGCCTTTCAGTAACATCCCGTCCCACTTGTCCAGCCCGTGCCAGACATTGACCTGTACGTACAGGCTCTCCCAGCTGCCCGTGTCGGTCTTGACACTGTGGGCCTTCACGTCGAACTTGAGCACCTGCTTCTGGCCCACATCCTTGAACACCGGGTCTTTGGCAAGGGTCCCGTGGAGCAGTACGCCGGTCTTGTGCGTCAGGATCACGATCGGTCACCTCCGGCAAAGGGGTCATCCACAGAACACTCAGCCTCTTCGACGGTCAGGGCATCGGCCTGCTCGGCAGCTTCCTTGATGCGGGCCCAGCGGGGAGCCGGGGCCTGTCCGGCATCGTCCAGCTCCACGGCGGTGGACTCTGCATCCACATGGACTTCGCTTTCATCGCAGAGAGAACCGAATGTGGAGGGGAAGGCTTCCCGCAGCGCATGGACAAGGGCGACCTTGCGGATCATGGTGGCCTTTTTGCCCTTCCACAGGGATTTCCCGGTGTCGTACTCGGTCAACTTCACTTCCTCGTAGCTGGGACGGGTGCGGTCTTTGCGGTAGACCTTGGCCCAGCCGCCCAGAAGCTCCTCGTCCTCGTAAACGATGGAACCCTCCCGCTTTTGGCAATCTCCAGCCACCTTGTCAAAGATGATGACGCCGGCCTCGAATCCGTCATAGCTGGGATGACGTTCGGCCATCTGAAGATAACAGTTCTTGCCCAGAACGATGGTGCTGGGGGTCTCTTCGCTGTTGTTGTCGTAGTGGATGAGGTAGGCTTCCTTCGTGAAAGGATTCAGCCGATACTGCTTGCAGGTCTCGAGGAAGATCTTGCACTCGGCATCTGTGGCCTTGGCGCAGATAAAGTTGCGGACGTCCGAGAAGCTGACAATCATGTGCTGGCCGTCGGCAGAGGTGATCTCCACAGGTTTGGCCGGGCTGGCAGCCTGAAGAGCGTTGCTCTGGACTGCACGCTGCTGCATCGCGGTCATCCGGGCAGTCGTGGTATCAGTGGTGTTTGCGGACATGGTGGGCGCAGGTGCGCCGGAACGGGAAAAAGCCATAAGTAGTTACCTCCGATTATTTCACAGAACCATACGCAAAGCCGCGCTTCTGAGCTTCGGCTTTGAACCATTCGATGTCTTCCGGGGTGAAATCCACCCAGAAGCGGTAGCGTTTGCGGGCCGGGACCGCCGGGGTGGCAAACTGCTGCAGAACTTCACAATCCAGCCGTCCGGAGGCCGTTATAAAAGCGTTACTTCGGGCCTCCCGAGCAGCTTCTTCTTTCAGCTGACGCTCTTCCTCTGTGGGCGGGATGATGACCGGCGCTGCGGCTCTGGCCCGCTCTGCGGCCTGCCGATTGGCTTCCGCCTCGGCCTGAGCCACACGGGCGCGTTCTCTGCGGCTGTGCTCATGCAGGGCATCGTTGACGCTCAGAGACCTCAGGTATTCGGTGATGCAAGGTTCTGCATCCTCGCCGCAGGTCTCTCGGATGAGGCGCAGTTCCTCCCGCCGGGTCTCCACAGCTTTGCGCAGCTCCTTTTCGGCCTGAGCAAGGTCGAAGGTCTTGTTGAGCCACTGGGGAACCAGCAGCGTCTCGAACGGTACAAGCTGCTCCAGCTCCCCGATGCAGTCCCGGTAGACCAGCTTCAACGTAGACGCCTTTTCATCTTTTTCGGCCTGTTCGACAGCCTTAACCTGCGCGTCGATCGCGCCGGAGACCTTTTTGCACTGCTCCCGCATGGTCTTGATGTCGGCCTGAAAGTCCTCCAACGGCTTCAGGTAGAGCTTCCTTGCGGCGGTGACGGCTGCACCCAGCTGCTTATCCCAGCTGTTGATTTTGGCCCGGTCGTCCTTGGCGCCCTTGATGCTCTCCGGAGTATAGACGAGGCCTGTATAGGCTGCAAGCAGCTCGTCAAGGTTCTGCTGCACCTCGTCCTTGTTCCAGCTCATGGCCGGGATCACCGAGTTCTGCACCCGGACGGTAAGTTCATTCGTCATGGTCGTTCTCATCCTCCTGTTCTGCGTCACGCGGCAGAAAATAGTAGTCGTCCGGCGGCTCCAAGGGCGGGCCGTAGCGGTCAAAGTCCAAGCTGTACATCTCATTCATCGCCATCACCTCCGTCATAATCCGGCGGCTGGCGGCAGAGGCGGGCCGCTTCCTCCATGATGCTGTTCAGCACACCGCACAGAGACTGGAACGTCCCTTCCAGATCCTCGCCGACCAAGCGGGCGTAGCTGGCTCTGCTGGTGTCCCATGCGGCCCGGATGGAATTGACGCAGAAGTTGGCGGTCTCAAAATCGGCCTGTGCATCGTCACTGACTTTGGCCCGAAGGGCGGCAAGCTGCTTTTTCAGGCTGGCGTTGTCCTTGGCCAGTTCGGCATTCCGGGCATCTGCAAGACCCCAAGCCTTTTCTGCTGCGCGACGGTCAACTTCTTCTTCGTCGATGACGCCCACGATGGGCTGGTGCTTCAGGGCCTCTTCTGCGTCGTTTGCCCGCTGCGACATCTGAGCGTACTGCTCTTGTAACCCATCAATGTCGGCGTGGGCGGCTTCCAGCTGGCTCTCGGCGTCCTTGGCGCGGGCTTCGGCCTTGCTCTGCATCTTCCATGCTTCCTCTTCCCGGGCTTCGGCAGAGTCGGCGCGCTCTTTCAGCTGGGCGTTCTGCTCTTTCAGGCCGCTGATGTCGGCAAGAGCGGATTCATAGCGGCTTTCTGCTTCCTCCCGCTTTTCCGCGTCCTTAGAGGTCTGGGCTTCGGCGCTTTTCACCAGCTCCTTGAAATAGGCATTTTCCTTGCGGGCGTTCTGAGCGGACTTCTCGGCGGTGTCGGCACGGTCTTTCTCGGCCTTGAGCTGGGCTAAAAGCTCCTGCACCCGCTGGCTGTCTCCGGCGGCTTCGACCAGCTGCCCAGCACACCCGCTGCGGGCGATGAGGTTCAGGTCTCTGCGAGTTAGTTCGGGCAGTTGTTTTAATTCCGCCAAGTTGGCGGAATTAAAAGCTTCGCCGTTCTGAATCATCCGCCGGACGCTTCCTTCGCCTAACCCCTTGCTCTCATACCACTTTGTCCATGTACCGCCGCCATACCGGCCCGCCTTGGCAGTCAGAGTGTGGATGCGGGCGAGGTAGATGCAGGAGATCAGATACTCGTCCTGAGCCGCACCATAGTGCAGATCAAACTGCTGGTCGGCGTCTGCGGCCTGCTGGGATAAATCGCCCAGAGCCGAGAAGTCAAAGGTGGGGACAGCTGCGGATGCAAAAGAAGTCTCCGCAGGAACAACAGGGGCCGATGCGCTGCTCTGCGGGGATAGCGCGGGGGTCAAGCCGTTTGCATCCGCCCCGCTCTCCGAGGTGGTCGGTATTGCCGCCGCCGAACTGCTGGCAGCAGGGCTTGTCATGGTCGCAGCAGCATCCGCATTCTGGGCAGGTGTACATGAGAAAATCTCCTTTGCTTTTTTGATGTCAGCAAGAATCTTTTCCATTTCCTGCTGCGGTGTCATGTCCTTGCGGCTACCATTCGGAGTAAAGAACTGATCAAGCAGCTCTCTTTTTGCGGCAACGCCTTTCAGATTCTGGGTGCAGGTGATAGTCAGGCAGTAACGGCCATCAGATCCATAGTCCGATGCACGAATATCTTTGGAAAACGAGCCAAAAATCTCTCTGTCTGGATAAGTGTCTTTGATCCAGGAGGAGACCTGAGACAGAAAGTCGAAGTCCAGACTATGCACTCGACAAGTGCATTTATCCTTGATAGAGCCAGCGAACTCTGACGCATAGGTGAGGGTCTTACTCATCCGGCATTCGTAGCCCTGAGTCTCCCGGCTGACAGTTCTAGCACTTTCATCCCATTGATAGTTTCCGTATGGCATGGCGTAGGGGCATCCCCAGCACTCATGGCCGGGTGCATAGCCGGATAGGCGGTTGCCAGTGGTACTGGCATCGGTGGATTTCTTCACTCGCCGTCCGCATTTGCAGATATAGGTAGTCACACTCTCACCTCCGTGTCCTTCAGGCGGTCCAGCATCTCGGTCTGCAATGCGGGGCTCAGGGGCTGGAAGCGGTTATTTCGCCAGCCGTAGCAGAGGATGGTGCCATAGATGGGCTGGCCGCGATAAGTACGGTTCAGGCCCTTGCCGTAGATGGCGTACACCAGCACCGCCGGGGTGCGGGGCAGAACTTTCTGTTCGCAGGGACACTGCAAAAGTGCTTCCATGCCCTGCAGCGTGTCCGGCAGGGTGGTCACGACCGGGTCTTTGTCCGGCTCGATAAGAATACCTTTCATCTCTTGTAAAAACCTCCAAAGTGTGTTATCCTTCGGGGTGATGGGGGTTCAAACTCATCATCCCTTTGCAGGCTCGTCCGTGTTGGTAGCGCGGACGGGCTTTTTGTTTACTCGTCATGTGCTTCACTCCAGCACAAGGCTCTTGACATACGGCAGCCAGTCACGCCAGCATGGCTTGGAAAGACTGCGGTTGACAGCGTAGTAATAGGCTGCATTGCTGAGTTTGGAAGAGCCTTTCAACCGCTGCTCTTTGACCATGTGGTTCACCTGATTGCGGGACAGGCCCATGCCCATCAGGAGCTTTTTCATGCGCTTGGTCTTCATGCGTCCCTCCGGTTCTGCCGGTACTCCGGCCCTTCGGTGCGGGCGTGGCTGCGGTCGATGTACCTGCGGCGCTGCACCTCGCGCTCTGCGGCATGGTCGCCCAGCCGGGCAAAGAACAGCGCCAGCAACAGCAGCACCATCGCGGTGATGAAGTCGGTGTCGGAGATGACACCGAGGGCCTCGATACTGCCTGCAAAGCCCAGGGCATACAGCATCCCGACGGCACCGCTGGCCACCGCCAGCCAGTACCAGACGCCAGATTTGATTCTCATGCGGATGCCTCCTTTTTATTTCTGCGGCACACCCAGCTGCACCAGCAGGGCGGGGACGTTGATCATGATGCACCGGCCACTCTTGAGGTGAGGAATGGTGCCTTTAGCAAGCTCTTTGCGCAGGTAGTATTCCGAAAGCCCGGTGGCCCGGGCAGCATCACGGACATTCATGAACGGGGTAGAAGGGACGGGAGGAGTATGCTTCCTCATAGTGGTCACTCCTTTTTCTCGGTGGTGAAGATGTCGGCCATGATCTGGTCGAACGCGGGCAGGCCAAAGGCGACGATTTTCAACTGGTCAATGCGGCCGTCAAGCTCGACGGTGCGCACCTGCCCGAACTCGGGGTTAGAGAAGATCTGTAAGTCGTTCATGTGGTTTTGTGCCTCCTTGTGGCTGGCCTCCTTCTGCGGTATACTTGGGCGGAAGGGAGATGTTTATAAGGTGTCTAAAAAATACAAATGTCCGCATTGCGGTGTCTCATTCTACCAAACGTCAGACAATACCAAAGAACGGAAAATAAGTTTTTGGCATGACCAAGAGGATTTCGAAAAGGTGTGCGACTATTCCTGCATCAGCGCAGACATTGCGGTGACCTACCACTACTGTCCATCCTGTCACGAATATTCCGTACAGCTTGCCAGCAGCAAGGGACTTTTTTTGTTCAACTATCCACCGTATACCGGAATGGTATTGCCGGACTATATTCCAGAAGCAATCAGAAGAGATTATGTGGAAGCCTGCTCAATTCTGGATGCAAGTCCAAAAGCATCGGCTACATTGGCACGGCGGTGCCTGCAAGGTATGATTCGGGACTTCTGGAATGTCAAAGCCGGAAACCTTGCGAGTGAAATCGACCTTATCAAGGACAAGATTCCCGCCGACCAGTATAAGGTACTCAATGGGGTCAGACGCTTAGGAAATATCGGCGCTCACATGGAAAAGGATGTGAACATGATCGTCGATATTGACCCGGGCGAAGCACAAAAACTGGTCAGACTACTGGAACTGCTTCTGAAAGACTGGTACATTGCCCGACACGAGCGTGAAGAACTGTACCGGGAAATCCTCGTTATTGACGAGAAGAAGCAGGATGAACGTCATCCTGACTGAACGGGTCATTCTTTGCCAGCAGATCGCCGTCCAGAGTCCAGTACTGATGAACTTCATAGACCGGATTCGTATCCGTGCCATCTCCCGCCAGAGAGACAGTCTCAATGACTTGAATCACTCTGGCGGATTTTGTTTCCTGAAAATTAGGCTGTTTCATCTTCTTCACCTCCTTTGAAAATGTTGTTCAAGCACAATATGTGCTCATTCGGCGAAAAAAATTTCTTCGACGGTTTTGCCGAAGTAGTGGGCAATGCGCTTTTTGACCTGATCTCGGGGAATGCGTTCGCCGCGCTCATACATAAAGAGCGCAGACGTGCTAATTTCAAGCGCGTCTGCAACGGATTTTGCATCCAAGGTGCCGCGTAAAGCACGAAGCTTCTGGCCGATAGCTTTGTTATCCATTTGGAAAGCCACCTCCTTTCTGTGCACTTATTGTACTCGAAACACAAAGGAAAATCCATTCGCATTGTGCACAAAATGTGCTTACAACGATAGTGCACTTTTTGTGCTTGCACTTGTGCACGTTCTGTGCTATTATTAAACCATAATAATAGGAGGTGATTCAGTGGCAACCTTTGCAGAACGGCTGAAGTCATTGCGGCGCGAAGCTGGATGGTCGCAGCAGCGATTGGCTGATGAGCTGAAGTTGTCAAAGAGCAGTGTCAACATGTATGAACGTGGTGAACGTGAGCCGGGGTTTGAAACGATGGAGACAATCGCCGACTTATTTAATGTTGATATGAACTATTTGTATGGCCGAACAGATATAAAAATAGCTGATCCAGTGACGCCGAAGCACTCTGCCTCTCCCACCCCCATCCCGCCGGGCTTTGAGCCGATGCCGAAGATGAAGAAGATCCCCCTGATCGGCAGCATAGCCTGCGGCGACCCCATTACAGCAGAGCAGAACATTGAAAAGATGGTGGACGTGCCGGAGAACATCCGGTGCGACTTTTCCCTGACCTGCCACGGTGACAGCATGGTGGATGCCGGTATCCACGATAAAGATGTGGTGTATATCCGTATACAGCCGGTGGTAGAGAACGGAGAGATCGCGGCGGTGCGCATTGATGGCGAAGCCACCCTCAAGCGGGTATATTACAACCCCGGAACGCTGACCCTGATGCCCGCAAACCCGGCTTATGCGCCCATGGTCTACACCGGCTCCCAGCTGGAAGAGGTGCACATTGAGGGCAAGGCCGTGGGCTGGACGCACTGGGTGGGGTGAAAAAATCGCTCGCCGGTGCGAATTGCAGGATTGGTTGTGGAGTGCCGGAAGGTGTTCCGATAAAATGACGAGGAGGAATTGTAAAATGTCTTTATTTGGCAAAAAGGAAAAAGAAGAAATTGCGCGGCTGAATGCGGAAATGCAGAGTCTGCGGGACGCAATGCCATCCGAGAGCCGCACACTGGACGACATCAATCGTGAAATCAAAGCTTCGCGTGAAGAACTCGCTCGTGTCCAAGAAAACCTTGAAAGCCGCAACAGCGAGTTGAAAGATGCCTTGGAAGAACTTCAACAGGCAAAAGACCAGCTCATTGAAACGAATGAAGAAGTTCTGATGCAGAGTTTTGGCCTTTATACCCCTCGGTATGCTTTTATGAATGCAGACGAGTATAAGGCGCACCTTTTGGAAATTCGTGCCAAACAGAAAGATATGATCAAAGCGAAAACGGCTGTCAGCGGAAATATGAACTGGACAGTCAATGGAAATGCGTCCAAAGGCAAGAAGATGGTCTCTGATATGCAGAAACTTCTCCTTCGTGCATTCAATTCTGAATGCGATGATGTAATTGAACACGTCAAATACAATAATATCGAAGCCAGTGAAAAGCGTATTACTGCCTCTAGGGAAGCAATTTCCAAGCTGGGGACCATTATGGAAGTCAGCATCCAGCCGCAATACTACCGTCTAAAAATCGAGGAACTTCATCTTGCTTTTGAATATGCCCAGAAAAAGCAGCAGGAAAAGGAAGAGCAGAAGGAAGCACGTGCCAGAATGCGCGAGGAAGCCAAACTGGCAAAGGAAATTGAGGAGGAACGCAAAAAGCTGGAAAAAGAACAGCAGCATTACCAGAATGCATTGCAGCGTATCAATGCACAGCTTGAAGCGGCATCGGATGTTGATCGCGCGGCCATTGAGGAGAAAAAGGCAGAGCTCATGGCGCAGCTTGATAAGATTGATAAGGAATTTGCGGATGTTGATTACCGCGAAGCAAACCAGCGTGCCGGTTATGTGTATGTCATTTCCAACATTGGTGCCTTTGGCGAAAATGTCTACAAAATTGGCATGACACGCCGCCTTGACCCGCAGGATCGTGTGGATGAACTGGGTGATGCATCAGTGCCGTTTAACTTCGATGTACATGCGATGATCTTCTCCAACGATGCCCCCAAACTGGAAGCTGCGCTTCACAACGCCTTTGCTGATCGTAAATTGAATTTTGTTAACCAGCGCCGCGAGTTCTTCAACGTCTCTTTGGACGAAATCAAACAGGTGATTAAGGATAACTATGATAAGTCGGTTGAGTTCGTAGAGCTCGCCCCGGCGGAACAGTATCGTGAATCCCTGAAACTCAAAGAACAGGCAAAACATCAAGTGAATTGAACGATTTTTGAGGATGGATATGAAAGATAAAAAAACTTACAATATGGAATTGCAAACCGGAGAAAAAACAAGCCATAAAGCAGTTAGTCCATATTGGTTTGCGTTTATTCCGGCAGCTGCATTCGCAATTCTGACGATGTATGTTGGTATTTCTGAGAATATGGCAAGTGGCGCTATTTTGTTTGTTTCGGTTGTTATTGTTTTTTTGATGATATTTGTTCCGATTTCACTGATAATTTTTATCTTGAGAAAAATTATCAGCGCTATTGAAAAGGCGAAACAGTAAAAAAGCCCACCCATGCTGGAACATGGGCGGGCAGCAATGAAAAACTCCCCCGGTGCTGGAACACCGAGGGAGTAAGATAAGCGGCTCACCCTTACGGGGTCATCGCACACTCGACATTGCGATTATACCTCTTTTGGGCGGGCTTGTCAAAGTGTACCCATATGGAGGTGTATTTTTATGGCGAGTTTCAAGGAGAAACTTGACAAAAACGGAAACCGCATTTACGAGGTGCAGGCCAGCAATGGGCGAGGGCGGCGTGTCTGGCGCACCTTCCGCCCAGAGCCGACATGGAGCAAGCGCACCATTCAGCGGGAGCTACAGAAATTCGCCGCTGAATTGGAGCAGCAGTTGGCGGATGGGGAAGTGCTGACCCGTGAAGAGACTGCGCAAAAGGCCGCTGCGGAAGCCGTAGAGGCGGCCAAAATCAAAACCTTCCGGCAATATGCTGAAGCCGTCTATCTGCCAGAGAAAGCCGCCACGCTGGCGGAAAAGACCCGGGCCAGTTATACCCAGCTGTTGGAGCAGCATGTCTTTCCGGCTCTGGGCCATGTGCTGCTGCCGGAGATCACCCCGGCCATGATAAAGGCGTTACTTTCCAGTCTGTCAGAGGAGCTTGCCTTCGCCAGCGTGACAAAGGTGTATGCTGTACTACATAACCTGTTTAAGGCTGCCTTGCTGGATGATACGATAGACCGGAATCCAATGGACAAGGTTCCGCGCCCCCGGAAGTCGAAGGATGCGGGCCTTCCTACAGAGCACAAGGCTTTTACCGCGGAGGAGACGCGGTATATTCTGCGCTGTCTGGATGGTGAGCCGCTCAAGTGGCGGGCGTTTATCCTGCTGCTTATCGATACGGGCTGCCGCCGGGGCGAGGCCTGCGGGCTGCAATGGCAGTCGGTGGATTTTGATACCAACACGATCACCATCGAGAGGAATCTACAGTACACCTCCGAGCGGGGCGTGTACGAGACCCTGCCCAAAAACGGCAAGACCCGCGTTGTAGACATCTCGTCTGACGTGGCCGCGCTTTTGCAGGAGCTGCGGCAGAGTCAGCTGGTAACGGTGCGCTGGGTGTTTACGCAGGACGACAGCCCGGAGCCTATGCACCCAGACACTCCAACTCGTTACTTCCAGCGATTTGGCAAACGGTATGGGATAGAGCACTTCCACCCGCACAAGCTACGCCACACGTCCGCCAGCCTTGCCATCACCAACGGTGCCGACGTGGTAAGCGTCGCCGCACGGCTGGGACACTCTGACAGCAGCACCACGCTGCGGATGTACGCTCATGCCAACGAGGACAGCATCCGCCGGGTCGGTCAGACCGTAAGAGAGGCCTTGAAGCAGCCAAAAAAGAGAAAAGCTTGAATTTGATTCTGTTTCGTCGTGTCTCTTGATGACTCGTATTCATCCTATAAACAGGATGCTAAAAAAAAAACGCAACTTGACCGCAACAAAAACCGCAACATCCTCGAAAAATCGAAGCAATTAACGAGATTGCACGATACAGCATCAGACAAATAAAATGATTGCATCACGCAATTTATTTGACAATGAAACAACATGACACAACACGTTAGAAGTCCCTTTTATAGCTCGTAATGAGCAGGTCGTCCGTTCGAATCGGATCAGTAGCTCCAAAGTAAAATCCCCGAAAAGTGGCTTCGCGCCTGGCTTTTCGGGGATTTTTGTTTGGCTTTATCTGTAAGTAACTACGGAATAGCCAAGTGGCATCGATAAGAACAAAATCATAGCCGAGCTATACTCTTTTGTTGACATGGCTTTACCTGCGTGATACAATGCAGATTGTAAGGGGGGCGAAAACCGATGAACGAACGTATTAAAAAAATTCTTGAAGAGCTTGGATTAAAAAGAGTCGACTTTGCAAACAGGTTGCACATTTCACAGCCGTTTGCATCCGAACTTTGTTCTGGTGCTAAATCTCCCAGTGAACGTACAATTAGTGACATCTGCCGCGAATTTGGCGTCAATGAATCATGGCTGCGCACCGGAGAAGGTGAAATGTTCGCAGCACCAACTGCCGCCAGCGATAAAATTATGGACTTTGCTGCAGAGATTGCACGTAATGACGACAAAGAATTTCGTAAGCGATTGGTTGTCATGTTGGCCGATTTAGAGCCGAAGGACTGGGAACTACTCGAGCGTATAGCAGAAAAGCTGACAAAGTAAAAAAGAGGCAGTTTCCCAAAAGGCTCCCTCTAAAGTAGAATGATTGCCTTCTCACCGCAATTCAGATGAGCCTCAGGACTTCAGTAATTAAAGCTTGCATTATCAGCTGGACCATATCAGGTATAAAAGGAGCAGGGAATATGGATGAATTGTATTTGCGGCTGGCTGCACTGGCCCGGCGATTCGGGGCAAAGCGGCTCGTGCTGTTTGGCTCACGGGCCAGAGGGGACAACCGCCCCAACAGCGACATAGATCTGGCCGTGTACGGGATGCCGCCAGACAACCGAGCAGAATTTTGGATGGAATGCGAAGACCTGCCCACGCTGCTGAAATTTGATATTGTCCATATGCAGGACGGGATGAATCCCGCCTTTGTTGCAAACATTGAAAAGGATGGTGTAGAGCTGATGGATAAGCTGCATGAAAAATATAACTATCTTAAGGAAGCTGTGAAGCGGCTGCGTGAGGCATTGGATGATTATAAAAAATACCCGCTGGATTCTGTGCGGGATGGTGCCATCCAGCGCTTTGAGTTTTGCACGGAACTTGCATGGAAAACCATGAGGGAATATCTGCTCGACCAGGGATATACCAATATCAACAGCCCGAAAGAGGTCATCAAACAGGCTTTTGCTTTCGGCATGATAGAGGATTCGAAAGTGTGGCTGGAGCTGCTGAACGACCGCAATTTGACCAGTCATGTTTATGATGAGGCGACTGCAAGAGCGATTTTTGACCGTATCGAAAGCCAATATCTGCCGCTGTTCGATAAGGCACTGGCTTATATGCAGGAGTAACAGAATATAAAACAACAAAAATCCCCGAAAAGTGGCTTCGCGCCTGACTTTTCGGGGATTTTTGTTTGGCTGGGAAAATGCTTTTCGAGGGGGATGTGGGCGCTAATTGCCCTAATTTCCGGGAAAGTTTTTTTGAAATGCAAGTCAAGATGCAAGTCAAAAAGGGGGAGAAACAAGGCGGTCAGCCCGAGTTGGCACAGGATTTTTTGAGGTAGGTATCCAGACGATTTATTTTCTTTTTCTTAAATTTTTTATCGAGGGCGGTGTAGATGCCCAGCGTGACCGAGATGTCCTTATGGATCCCGGGCAGGGTACGCGTTGCCCGCCGCGATGGCACCGTATGCAGGACTCGAACCTGCGACAGCCGGTTTTGGAGACCGGTGCTCTGCCAAACCGCCAT